CATCCTTTCAGCATAAGAACCCCCACCCATAAACTTAACTGGACCTCCGCCTGACCAGCCGAATTCTAATTGATTACCACTATTGACTCTTGCAATTGTTCTTATATTTGAACTATTATCTTTAGAACGTAATTCAATACCATTATTAAGAAGTATATGTCCTGTCATATTACCACCTGCCAGTGGTAGTTTAGTATTGTCAGTTGATGAGGATAAACCTGTTAGGTTACTACCATCACCATGAAAGGCAGTAGCAGTTACAGCACCTGCGAAAGTTGCCGCTTCGCTACTACCATTACCAAGTCGTAATATTTCTGAACCTAAATGTACAAACTGAAAACCATCTCCTACTGAGCTGTGATCTCGAAATCTTCCAACAAGACCGTTACCATCTATTCTTAGGCGTTCATTGAATACATCAATCTCTCTAATGTATAGCGTCCTAAAATCTTTAGAATTCGTGGTTCCCAAGTCTACTTCGTTATCCGCATCTGGTATTATGTGATTTCCGACAGTCAATCCGTTAAATGTCGGAGAATGTGTGGTATTTAACTGTAAATCATCCAGAACTTCAGAAGTCTTTAAAGATTCGAAGGTGGTTTGGTTATTGGTTCCTGTTGTTCCTACGAAATACTCAGACATATCAACGAATTATACATTCTGTTACACTATTTCACCACAAATGCAGAAAAAAAAACCTGCCTCAACGTTAATCGAGGCAGGTTTAATATTTATTTTCTGTATTAGGACGCGTCTTCGATCCAGTTATAATTAATTGTAGCAGAAGTAACTAAATTAGTTTGAGACCAAACGTTATTGATTTTTAATCCATTCCCATTCACACTTACGGATAATTCAGAAGAACTAGCCGCAGCATTTGAACCTTGGAAAGTGTTCGTAACAAAAGATTGCAACATATTTGTACTATCTGAATCTCTACGGATTGCTCCTTGAATTTTCCACATAGAAACATGATTTCCATTGTCAGAATCTTGGTCTGTTCTGACTGATTGAACAACACCTTCAAAAGCGACAGTCGTCTTATCATTCAAGTCCATTGCGTTTCCATTTGCCGCACCACTTGTAGTAATGCCGTAAGCACCTGTACCACGAAGTATAATGATACCACCCTTTGTTACCAAGTTTGTCTCTGCGCTATTATCAGAACCAAGTTCAATCTCATCAAGATGGCCTTGGTCTGAGGATGTGCCAAGACTTGTTGTGTTTCCAAGAGCAACTGCTCCACCTCCAGCAATCCCGGACCCAGCAGTAATTGTAATACTACTATTGGAAAGTTTGCTGTTCGCAATCGAACCTGCTAACTGAGTATTAGTGATTGTGCCAACAAGTGCCGTTGTAGGATAATTGGTAGCATCCGAAAGATCGAAAGCTGGAGTAGCGTCTGACCCACCCAATGATAGAGCAACTCCACCGTAAGAAACAGAACTATTAACAAACTTTGAGTTAGCAATAGACCCTGCCAACATGTCATTTTCAACAGCTCCATTTGCAATTGTCGCAGTCAGAGTCCCAGTCATATCTGCGTTAAAATCGACATGTCCTTGTAAATCTCCACCTAACTCTATCCTAGAGTCTGCTACCCAAGATGATGCCGTAGAAGCATTACCAACAATATCAGCAGCAATGTCTATGCTATTAGTTTTCCAACGATTGTTTGTACCATCAAAAGTAAATTCAGCAATGTTCGCAGCTCCAGTTCCATCAATGATAATACCTCCACCATCAGCAGACGCTGCATTAGGCGCACCAGTACCAAGAACTAAGCTAAGATCATCAATTTGGACGCTTGTAGAATTAATGGTCGTTGTTGTGCCATCAACCTGAAGGTCTCCAGCGATAATAACCTTACCTGATGCACCAGCAGCGTCTGGATCAATCGTGATTGTAGCTGGACCTGTAATACTACCACCACCAACACGAATATCACCAACAGTAATATCATTGCTTGTAACAGCATTAACGTCAGTAACAGCATCGAAAGTAGGAACGCCTGAAACAGCTTGAAGATCGTCAATCTGATTTTCCAAATAACCAGTAGCAGTCCTTAAAGTTACAAGTTCAGCATCATTACCAGTAATATTAGTATTTAAAACACCAGTAGCAGTCCTTAAGGTTGCTAATTCAGTATCATTAGTGGCAATCCGACCATTTAAAATACCAGTGAGAACGTTAACCTCTGTTCTAGGATAATAAATAGTATCTAAATTTATAGAACTAACAGCTGTTGCAACAACGTGACCATCTGCATCAAGGTCTACAGTGATATTATTTAGGACAGAACCACTTGCATTTGTTGTAACTTCAATGTCAGAACCCGGAGTTATATCTACGTGATTCGTTAAAGCAGCCAAAACACCCGACATGTCGTAGATAGCATTTTGAGAGGCTCCAATATCAGTAACGCCATTTGCAATAGAGTTTTGTATTGCTGTCCCCCTTACATCTCCAGTGAAGGTTGATATATCCGTCAGGCTTCCTGTTCGAAAGTCTACCTGAGTGCCGTTAAGTTCGCCTTTATAAATTAAATTCGTCGCCATGATGAGTAACTAGTTAAATCTAGTTACACAATAAAGGGGGAATCAGAAAATTAATATTTTAATTGAGTTAAGTCAATTTTACCTAGCCAGCGAATATTTGTCTCAGATTTTCCTGTCGCAAAGAATTTTAAAGAACCATTTGAAGCACTTACTGAAAACTGAACATCTCCCACGCCTATTCCATCGTGAATAATATGATTATGGGGTTCTCCCAATATTTCTACAGAGTTCGCACTAGATCCTCTCTTAGCACCGCCATTAACATGCATAACAGCAGTATCACCATTCTCTGCTCTTGCTATAAACTGACAACAAAAAAAGTAAGAAGTATTATCTTCTAAGACAAACCTCGCATTAGAACCATCTAAAAACAACTCAGTCTCAGAATCATCTGTAGAACTACCACGAAGTAAAAAAAAGCAGGTCTGGGCATCCCCAGCGGTAGAGAAAAAACCATTAGAAATAATAAACTGGCTCTGCTGAGAGTTAATACTCGGATTCTCAGAACCACCACCAAAAATAGCTTTTGAGACATTCTCAGAATTAAGAGTCTCTACAACTAAATTTTTTAATTTTATTTCTAGTGCCATTATGTATTCGGAATTGATCTCGTTTGCAGCACGTAACCTGTACCTATATTATCTGAAAATTCTACAAAGAATCCAGTAGTAGTTATGTCTCTCACTGCTAAAAAGTAAGTTCTTTCTCCTCCACTTGGTAGCTGTAATTCACATTGAACCATTGGCGCAGAAGAAAATGCAGTGCTGAATTCTATTCCTGTCTCATCTATACCAGAAGGTAAAACTGTATCAAATCTCTGGCTAGTTTCTTGAGATTGGACCCAAGTTCTCGTAGCCACCGTCTCTCCACCCATAGTTATGTCTTCTGCTACCGCTAAATTACCTGTTGGCACATCTACCCCACTTGCAAAATCAATTGTCAACCCATGATCCGAGAAAGAAGTTTTACTTCTACCTACTTTTCCGTCAGCTAGAACCATTGAACCTTCATGTATAGCCCTACCTCCTCTTCCAGCCATAACCGTGGAAAAAGACCCACTAGCAAAATTATTAACACCACCAACTACAATAGCATTAGAAGCATCCTGAATGTTGTTGTTCTCACCACCTAAAATTATAGAGTGATCAGGTGCTATAGTACCACTAGTGATATTACTACTTTGTCCACCAACAATAACCGCATTAGAGGCTCCTAAGATGTCATTATCATAACCTCCATCCACTAAAGAAGCTGTAGACTGCTTAATAGAATGAGCTGTACCACCATTGATTGTGTTATATCCAAGACCACCATTTTCAATTAAGTTAGATCTACCACCAATAATAACAGAATAATCATCACCACTAATAATATTTAACTCCCCTCCTGCTATAATATCGTAATCACCAAAAATTTGGTTGCCACTACCAAGTATGGCAGCAGAATATAGTGAGTTTACTGCGTTGTCTCCAATGATAAGAGCTTCAGCATCAATATAAAGCTTTCTCTCTGAACCATCAAGATCACCAGTTACAGATATGTCTTGTCCACCAGCATTAATTATATAACCAGAAGCAAAAGTTTTAACACCACTAATGGTTTCTTCTCCTGTGATATTTACGAAGGCATCTGGGTTACCACCTATTTGATTATACTGATCTAATGTTAAGTGATAATATTCGCCTGTATCACCACCTTGAATACCCACAAGTGAATTGTGAGATGTACCACCAACACCTAAATTTAAACCTGTCGAAGAGGATATCGACAGGTCTACATTGGGAGTCTCTGTGACTGTTACATTAATGCTCATGGAAGAGGAACGGAGGTTCCGCTAATAGTTGCCATTCCATATAACAACCTGTCAACACAACCATCAGATTTGATTAAAAATATATCGTAAGAACTATAAGCTGGCTCCATAGCTTGAGTATCAGAACTACTCAAAGACATTTTGGCAGCACCATTAACAGCATCAGTTTCAGAATAAGTGAAAGTTGCTTGAACCGCTTGATCATAATCACGATAAATCACTCCAGTCAAATAAACCTGATCTGTCCTTAAATCATAGGCCGTATTAGAGTCATCCTTTAAAGTTAAAGGAATGTCGAGACAAGCACCCTGCTCAATAACGATATCATATTTTGTCCCAGCCATTGTTTTATGTTACACTAATTATCTATTTTTTTAAGAATTTATCAGGATTCTTTTCAAACTTCTTCGCTAATGCAATTACCCCGTTTATTATCTCTGGAGCTACTACTCCAACAATACCGTAAGAAATAGCCTTAATAAAATCACTTATGGGAGCATCTTGCAAAACGAACCATAGAATTCCTGATAGGATAGCCGCAGCTACAACATTCCTCAAAAAAGACTTCACTGAAACATTGCCTTTGTATGTCAGCATACGAGCAATCATGCCAGATGCACCAATTACAGGGATAACCCACCCACCATCTAAAAATTCTCTTATTAGATTTTTAAAATCCATGTAAAATACATTACACCAAAAAATGTTTTTTGTGTATCTTATTTTAAGATGGGTAAACATCGGAAAGACCTTACGGAAGCGAAAGCTTTTGCTGAAAAATATTGTAATCCAGAAGATAGTAAAATCATCTCTGACTTAGACCGTCATGCAAGAGAAACAGCATGGGCTTTATTACAAAAAATTAAGCATTTAGAACAAAACTCTTGTGTTTGTGACGAGTGTGGTTCTGAAGTAGAAGACGAACCGGAAGAAGAGGTTAAAGTTGAAAAAAATAAAAACCAAGAAGTGAAGGCTGAAACCCCTGAAACTTCTACTATGGACAAGCTATCTGAAATAGCTGAAAAGAATAAAGATATTTTAGATAAAGCTGCGAAAGGCACAGCGGCTGTAGCAGCGGCTGGAGCGACAACTCAAACCGCAAGTGCAGCTACTGGGTTAACTGCTTTTGTACAAGAAACAGTTCAAAAAGTAGGGGCAATTGGAATGGCTGGCACTATGTCTATAGGTAGTGGAGCCTACTTCCAAGCAAAAACCACCAAAGAAAAGGGGACTGAGATAGCTGTCGTAGCAGAGCAAGAACATAACGTATTTTCAAATTTAAATGACTTTACTGAGACAACAATCGGATTCCAACCTTTTGGTGGTGTTACCGAAGCTATTGTAGAATATGCCGAAAAAGGTTATGGAGATGTTGTGGGTACGTCTGAAGAAGGCTACGAAGGAGGAGAAGGTGAAGAATCTGGTGGCGAAGAGGGAGAGGGCGAATCGTCAAATGAAGAAGCTTCTAACGAGGGAGAAGGAAATGAAGGCGAACCTACAGAAGAAAACAATGAAGAAGGAGAAGGAGAAGGGGAAGGAAAGGCCGTTAAAGAAGAAGAATCTGTAGAAACCGAAGAGGAGACAGAAGAAGAAAACGAAGGGGAAGAGACTGAAGAATCAGAAGAGGAATCTGAAGAAGAAGGAGAAGAGGAGGAACCCAAAGAAGAGGAGTCCGAAGAGGAATCCGAAGAGGAATCCGAAGGGGAATCCAAAGAAGAGACCGAAGAAGAGACCGAAGAGGAGGAGTCTGAAGATGAGGGAGAAGAAGTGGAGGAAGAATCTGAAGAGGGTGAGCCTGAAGAAAAAGAGGAGACTGAAGAACAGTCGGAAGAGGGCGAAAAGAAAAAAACAGATATTGAGAATTCAGAAGAAACATTCGAACTAGAAGAAGATGATCAAGTCACTCAAGTCCCTGATGTGATTAAACTCCCTAACATGATAAGAAAATAATTATTATGGAAGATTTATTTGAAAAAATACTCGCTCCTTACATGGGGTCAATGCCTGAGTTCATTATTTCTATCTTGGGTTTGCTAGGGACTCTTTCTTATATTGTCCCTGAAAATAGTAAGCTGGGTAGGTTATTAGGTAAGTTGACGGGGAATCTAACTAAACTTAAAAACTTTATACTAAAAAAGAAGAAATGAAGCGCACACTCATAACTTTACTCTCAATTATTTCCGTAGCTAAATCTGCTATTATTACCTCTGTAGAAGGAAATGTATTCCTAATCAACCCTACAGAAAACCCTAATATCAACCCTGTAGTCAATATCCAAAGACCCATCCAGATCAGCAATGAGGAAGTTGTAGATATAACTGAAAGCGAAGATAAAAAAGAAGATTCAATTATTCCTTGGGATGCAGACGAAGAGGAAATTTATGATTTTTATGATGCTCCTAATTGGGATTTTTCAGAATCAGACTTGAAAGAGTTAGATCGAGATTCTGCTATCACTAGCATATTGACTATAACAGATGCCTTAATACTTGAAGACAGTCCCTCTTATTCAAATATCGAGATTGGAGATGGGTTTTCAGTAACATTAAAGTCTACAGATTTTACTTTTCAAAAAAGCAATGGTTTCACTGGAGTAAATGATGATGATAATGTATATTCAGTTTTAAATATAACTGAAGGGTCTAGTATGTATGCCATGTTTACTTCAATTGGTCTAAAGGTAAATGTAGATTCAACTAGCAGTTTGACTCTACGGGGAGTTGGAGACCCAATCAATAGTCAAATAGAAAGATCTATCGTTAATTTGTCTCCAAACGCGCAGCTCACTCTAGATTCAATAGAGGAGTTTTCAGAACAGGGTGATGATATTTATTTGAATGGCGTATCGTTCTCCCAAAACCCTTCTATCTTGAAATTTAATGGAACTACTGCGACCGCTATTCCAGAAGCTTACTCAGCCCTGCTAAATGCTTTGCCTATAATTTTACTTTTAAGACGGAGGAATAGATTTAATTAATCAAAAAGTTCTCTCTCTAGTTTCCTGAAGCGAGCATCTGAATGCCAAACCTCATCTATCTGAGGGGTGTAAACCCCTTCTTCAGTCTGAATCGGTTGACCCGCCTTGAGCTTTAATGAAGACGGTTGATATATGTTCAAAGTCGTCGTTTTCGGATTTGAGACGCTTCCGCAAGAGGTCAGCCCGATCAGAGGAGTTACTATCGCCAGCAGCCCGTAATTCTTCAATTTCGTTAATGAGTTCATTTTTTATGTTTCTATGTTGATTTTTTATTTCAAAAAAAGCCAATCTATTCCTTAATTCAAGGTAAAGCTGTAGGCTCTTAGCTAGAGTTTTAATTAAAGACATTATTCTTATTCTATATACACTCCAAAACCTGTTTCCACTCCATATCTCCAATCACAGACGTTAACTTTGTGATATCTGCTTGAGTGAATTTTTGATATTGCCCTTTTAGTTTTTCTGGCATCGCGATCTGTTTCACTTTCGCTCCAGAGTTTTCTGCCATTTTATCAGCAATAGCTTTAAAAGATATGGAATTGCCAGTACCAACATTGAAGATACCAGAATTATCATGATGGAGCATCCTATAATGCACCTCACAAATATCTTCCACATGGACAAAGTCTCTACTTGCTTTTCCTCTAAATACTTTGATCTCCCCATTTTCTTGAACTTCGTTAATGAATTTTGTAATAGGGCTAGCTTGATCCCCTTTATGCTCTTCATGAGGTCCATACACATTAAAGTAACGGAACCCTTGATAGGGATGTTGCTCGTTCAAAAGCCAATTGTCAAACATATATTTACTATACGCATAAGGGCTAAGAGGAACACAAAATTGATCTTCTTTAAAAGAGTCTGCTATGCCATATACCGAAGCACTGCTAGCGTATTGGAATTTAATGTCCATATTGGCGCATAGCTGGTAAAGAGTGCCAGAGAATATAAAATTTTCATTTAATATCTTTTTTAAGTCGGTTTCTGTGGTGCTTGAATTAGCTCCAAGGTGAATAACCGCATCAATACCACTCAGAGGAGGTAAACTATTTCCAAACTTAATATCGTAAGGAATGACCTCTATTCCTCTTTTCTCAAGATAAGGACAAAGGTTCTTGCCAATAAAACCTTCGCTACCAGTAACTAATACCCTTCTCACAAAGGTATTATATTAGAGATCGCCTTCGTCTTCTACAATTTCTTTTACTGATTCTAAAAATGGATGTCCGTTCAACAAATCTTGATGCTCTGCAAAAGACTCATCGTCCCAGCACCACCGAGAGAATTCTTCGTTATCGTCCCAAGCGACAACTTCTTCAGAAGCCATTGAACTGACAGGCTTTTTAGACCAGAATTTACAACTCCAGTAGCGGGGAGTAGTTTTGTCTTTAGCTGTGTCGCACTTATGACGAGCGCGGAAATTTCTGCGACGAGCTGGGTCATCACGCTTAATCTCCATATTAGGGTCACCAAATTTAACCATAATAACATTGCCAGTTTTGGGACTTTTCACATAAACGCCAAACTTCTTTTTGCCATCCTTTAAGCGGAAAGGCTTATTTAAAGTTTTTTTCTCCGCTTCTGTATACTCAAGATCTTCGATCTCTTGAGTTGATTCTTCTAAAGCATCAACTCTTTGAAGATCGAAACGAGCTAAAGCAAAATCTAATTCATCAAAGTATACAAAAGCCAGACCTTGTTCTTCTAGGTGATATTCCTCTGAACCCTTAGCGACATCTTGATCTGCTGCACGGTAAGACTTCTTAACTTTGCCTCCACTCACCATTTTTAAAAACATATTCACCCTAGCCATCGCCCACTGACCTCTGGTCTTTCCAACACGATGACTAGAGCTAAATGCTCCCGCGCCTCTACGGTATATTTTTTTAAGTTGTGTAAGAGAAACTTTTTTAGAATGCTTCTCGTTGTGCTCCTTAACTTTATTTTTCAGAGCAGTCACTATTTTTTCTGAAAAAGCTATTTTCTTCCCGTCTTTCCCTGCGCTGCCTTTCTTGTTCTTACTAGAACCTTCTTTCCGCTCATCAGGCTTCGCTGGAGTTTGCGCTCCACTTTTAGGCCCAGATCGTTTAGCAGCTTGGGAATTTAGAAATTCTTTAGCTTCTTTAGAAAAATCGTATTCCATCAAATGATGTTACACTTCTTTCTGAAAAACTTCTTTATAACTTTCAAGTTTTTCTTCTTCACTCATATTTTCAAGCTTCCGATCAACCTCTTCTCTAACCAAAGTTGAGATTATGTCGATCAACTCTGCAAAAGTTAAGTTACTTGTAATATGATTTACAAGTGCTTCATGAAGCTCTTGTTCCTGCTCTGAAGACATTATTTCTGCAAAGCTTTACTCTTATAAATGCGAAGGTCTGGCTGAGTATCTTTCTCTTTAAATTTATTCTTAAAGATTACAATTTCAACTTTTTCCTCTCCGATTGTAAGATTGCCAGAATAAAAGGGCTTTTCGCCACCTTTACGCCATAAGGCTCCGATTTCACGCTCTGACCATTCACTGTTTGTTTTATTTTCTTCGTTCATAAACTAATATAAGATTTAATTAAATGTTTTTTGTTGTGAGGGAGCTTAGTGTAGCGTTTTTTAAGACGCTTGTAAACTCTTTTCATAATTGGATCTGCTCGAAATGAAATCAAGCTTCTCAAATACCTTGATGTAGATCCGCTCATTAATTACTTGAATTAACTGAAGCCAAACTTGTTTTCGCTAAACGACGATTAAAACGAGCATTACGATCAAAAATGGTAATGTAGTCGTTTGTCTCTCCAAGGAACTGAGCATTCAGGGTTTCTCCTTGAGTCGTTTGAAGACCGAAGAACCGACCACGGGTTGCACGGATAAGTTTTAGAGCAGTTTTCTGCTTAGTATTTAATTTCATCATCGCGTTATTGTAAGGGGAAATCTAGTTTTGTCAACTAAGAAAACCCATTTCATCTAAATTTATTTTAGAGGCGTTTCCCGTCAACTCTTGACATATAAACTTATTAATCTGGTCCTCGAAACGATCTTGGAAATCAACTAGGTTCTTAGAAGAACGAGCGAATTTCTTTAGAAAACTTAGTGTAAATAATACCTCTATATCGCTCAATCTCAAATCTTCATTGATCTTCTGTATCTTATGATAAAGAATTCTAAATATGTCCTTTTTGCGAGCTTCATTTAATACTAAATTACAGTCAACTAGAGATAATAATTCTTTAAAAATAGACGAGGTTGGAGACTCCTTGTCAGAGTTAAACCCCATTGATGAAGTGTCCTCTACTCCGCTAGTCACAAAAATTTTGACATTAGAAAAGTCAGCTATATCTCCATTAGCCATTTGCAACTTCCCGTCCTTTAGTATTTGAGCAAATAAACTCTTAACAGACAAATGTAGCTTGTGGAAATCGTCAATAATAATGACACTATTAGGATAGATATTAATCTTCTCACATAAAGAAGTGTTATTCATTATCTCTGGTAAGATTTTAAACTTAGCGAACTCATCTGAAAAATGAACTCCGCTGTAGCTTAAGATATTCACGCCACTCTTTTCCAGAGAGTCCTTCAAAGTCGAACAGAAAAAACTTTTGCCACTAGACTCAACTCCTGTAATACAATAAATGCTGGGAGCTGACCCTTTTTTATATATTCCATAATTAGATAGAGATATGGATTCGATAAGAGAATCAATAATTCTATTATTGCCTATAAACTTTTTCTTTAAACTCTCAGAGAGATCAGATAAAATTTTTGGCTTCCTCAGAGGGTTCTCCTTCTTTGAGAAGAAATCTTTAAGATGCTTCATCCTAACTTCTGGAACTTCATCCTCCTTGTCTTCAGACCAGTCTGATAATTTTTCTGTTACAAATGATAATAATGATTCTGTCGAGGTTATATCTACATCGTTATCTTTTATTTGTTCTTGCAACTCTTTAAATGAAGTATCATTGCCCCAGTGGGAAACTTTCGCTTGCGCTCCACAATGATCAATTACGTCAATTGCTTTGTCTGGATAAAATTTATTTGGAAGATATTTTTCACAAAAAACAATAACATTGTCAATAAAGTTTTGAGTATAATTAACATTATGGAAGTCTTCGTAATAAGAGGTTATAGTAGGTAAAATTTCCTTCATCTGAAATTTAGAAGGCTCTTTGATAATAACCCTTTCAAAACGACGATCTAAAGCAGAGTCTTTTTTAATAGTGTTTGTATACTCGTTTATTGTAGTGGCTCCAATACAACTAATTGTGCCACGAGCAAGCTCTGGCTTGAGTATATTAGAAGCTTCTAGGGAGTTTTCTGTAGTTCCTCCAGCACCAACAAGAGTATGGACCTCGTCTATGAATAGAATAATATTTTCATACTTCTTAACTTCATCTACAAACTTCTCCAGCCTCTCTTCAAACTGACCACGATACTGTGTTCCAGCGACCATACTAGACAAACTAAGAGAGTAGATAACTTTATTCGCGATAAGCTCTGGAGCTTCACCATTTACAATTTTGGAAGCTAGACCCTCAATCAAAGAAGTTTTACCAGTTCCCGCTGGTCCCACTAAAATTGCGTTTGGCTTCTTCTTTCTGCAAAGAATAGTCGCTATCTCTGATATTTTGTCATCAAAGTCTACTATTTTATCAAATTCATGACGGGAGGCTTTTAAGTTTAAGTTTTCTGCGAACTGATCAAGGATTGGGTTTTCATCAAACATCCCAATCCATTTGCCAACTATATCCATAGAAATATCATCAGCAAAAGAATACTCTGATTCTCCCTCTGGTGCTACTTCTTCTTCGTCTTTTATAAAACGAGTTATAGACTCCACCATTAGATCTCTATCTTGTTCCTCAAGAACCCCAGAGAAAGCCTTCGGAGTGAACCCTTCACTCAAGAAACAAAGCAAAATAGCTTCTGTGCTAACGTAATCTAATTCAAACAGCTCCTTCTGAATAAACTTACATTCATTTAGTAATTTATTTAATTTAGTGGAATATTTAGTAGAAACAATTTTGTTAGACTTCTTCTTCTCGATGACCTTTTTAGATGCAATAAACAAAGCTTCCCTACAAAAAGATTCTTCAAGAAATTTCTCACAAGACAAGCTTAGGTCACTAATAAATGAATGAAAAAAAACATCTATATCAACCTTATTTCTCCCAAGGAATTCGTTTAAATCTTGAGCACCCTTAAGGATGCACTTTAATTGTGGAGTAAGTGGTAAGTCGTTCATTTTTTATTCAGATCTCTAAGCTTCATCATGATTTTAGTATCAATCACCCTAGCCGAAGTTATAAAACTACTACCACGGCCTTTACTAGCATTCAAGATCAAAATGCACTCTTTCGATATTTTATATTGTGAAAGGAAGTCTGAAAGAGTATTAGATCTAGAATTATCCATCATTAAAAATTTAGATGAGCCTGTATTGTCTGAAACATTAATCATCATATACTTATTACCGCTTTGAGAGATATTTGTGAAGAAATCTTTTACTTGGCAAGCTACCTTGAAACTCGTTCTTTCTGAGATCTCATCTATTTCTCTTAGACTACTCATGGAACCGAATTCATCTTCAAAGCAGTCTCTCAAATCGAAAGAGTAACTATAACCCAATAAAGTATTTTCATACCACCAATTACAAAACTTCTGGAATGGCTTATTCTTGTCGAAGATCTCTTTGTAATTCTTAAAATTTTTCTTAAAGGTATTAAACCTAGATTCTTTCATTATTGGGCGACCATCATCAGCAATAGCGTTCACCCTTATCACTTCCGATATTGCTTTTAAAACATCATCACCAAACCTCTCTTTAAATAGATTAAAATTTCTCTTCTCCCTGTCTGTCAATATGTTGAAAGCTTGAGCCTCTAAAACTAACCTGCCTCTTTTTTCTGTAGACTCGTCCATAGATCCAGCTTGAATCAAAGCAGCTAGCACTGAGATATTAATTCCACAATTTTTAGCTGCCATGAATACATCATATTTGCTTTCAAACCCGTCTGACCCTTTGAAAGATAAAAGACCTTCTTTAGATTTAGAAGAAATACCTTTGATTCCATTAAGGCCATATCTAATGTTGTCACCTTCAATAGAAAAGTCCATTTTTGATTTAAATAGGCTTGGAGGTAATAATCGAACACCAAAGTAATCTAACTCTTGATGGACAGAAGCAACAACTTCAAGAGGCTCTGGGTCAAACTCAGAAGACTCAAGGACAGACAAGAAGAACTCTCTAGGATATTTGTACTTCAAATAAACTGTCTTAGCTGCCAATTCAGCATAAGCGAAACTGTGAGACTTGTTGAATGAGTAGTCAGCAGAAGCTTGTAGGGCAGTCCAGTAGAAATCACTGATCTGACTATCTAAACCTAGAGCTTGTGCAGCATCATAAATTCTATCTTTCCACTTCGGCATTTCCTCAACCTTCTTCTTACCAACAATGCGACGAAGAGTTTCTGCCTCTTCTAGAGTCAAACCGAAAACCTTGTTAGCAATCTGCATCAACTGCTCTTGATACAAGATAACGTTTTTAGACCAAGATAGGATTTCATCTAGCTCTTTATGAAGGTTGCTTGATTGAGGGGCTTGTTTCTGTCGGACATATTCGTCAACAAATTGTAAAGCCCCCGGTCTAGCAAGAGCTACAACGTCAGAAAGTTCATTGAGATTGTCAGGCTTTACGTCTTGGCAAACCCTGAAGTTTGTATCTGCTGAAATCTGGAAGAGACCTTCTGGATGATTATAGGTTTGAAGCTTCTCATATATGAATGGGTCATTAGGGTCTATTTCATCTATGCCAATGCCAATCTTGTCGCAAGTCCTGTGAGCGATTGTTAATGTCCTAAGACCAAGAATATCGAACTTAACCATGAGGTCAGCAACATCGTGCATATTGTAACCTGTTACTAAGTCTCCATCTTTAGTTTTTTGAAGAGGCACAACATCTCCTATTGATTGAGAGCAAATAGCAATGCCAGATGGATGGACTCCTGTGTTTTTAATTAGATTCTCAATCTTCTTCGCATTAATAAAAGTCCTACTATGTTTTTTAGCCCAATTGTCGAGCTTCTCATTCTCTTCTCTCGCATTATCTAAAGAAGATACTTTGCCATGAAGTTTCGGAATCATGTCACTAACTGAATTAGCTTGGTCCTCTTTGGCTTCATCAAAATACTTGGTAGCCTCTCTAATGCAAAGCTTCGAACTAAAAGTGTTGAAGGTTAAAATTTTTGCTGTCCTGCCCTTATGTTTTTCTTCAATGTATTGAATGACTCTCTGTCTTTGCTCATAACTGATATCTGAGTCAACATCAGGAAGTAGACTGCCAACAAGAAACTCTTTATTTCGTTTGTCGTAAACTTTTTTAGCACGACTCTTTGATACAAAACGTTCAAAGAACAAATTGTGAGGAATGGGATCAATATTAGTAACCCTAAGCAAATACAAAACTAAAGATCCAGCAGCAGAACCACGACCTGCTCCGGTGGGAATACTATTTTCATGGCAAAAGTTTAAAACATCCCAATTTAACAAAATATAATCTGTAAATCCAAGCTCTTCAAAAGTCTCTAGCTCTTGTTTGGCACGATCAAAATATTCTTTTTTATTCTCATACTTTGTAATTCCTTTGTCCCGCAATCCTTTGCGGGTAAGCTCATACATAATTTCTTTAGTGGAGCTTTCTTCGCCAAGCCCAATACTCCTCAATACAGCTTCGCTGACAGAAGTCTTAGGTAATTCAACGCCAATAGGCTCACAATCGTCGTAAACAGAAAAATCTTTAAACATTACAAATTCATTTCTTTTTTAAGTGCAGAAAAAACCTTGAAGCACATCTTATTATCATATAAGGCATCATGCAACTTCTCTTCTTCAAACTCTATGCCAAAGAATTTAAGCAATTGGTTTTGAGAAACTCTCGACTTGAGGGATCGGTCATGGATTATCTTATACTGCCAACTCAACAAATCTTTCTTGGGCTTGTCGAGATCTTCTCTGTAAGCCTTGCCGAAGGCTCTAGTGTCATAAATTCGATTAAGATACGAATAATCAGGAGTTTCCCCCAACAACCTTTGCATGCAAGCCACCATGTAGACATCAAAGCCCAAAAGGTTCTGACCAACAATTTTATATTCTGGGTTAAATAAATCAACTTTAAAATCAGCCCAAACTTTCTTCAAAGGCTCCTTCCTCTCGTTATACTTATCCCAACTGAAGCCTGTCAAATGCTCCACTTTTTTATTAATTTGTAGGTCTTTATGGCTAATATATCTATCGTTCTCTTTAATGACTCTATTGCCTTGGCAAATCAACCATGAAACTTGCCAAGTACGAGAAGAGTGCAAATTAAGACCCTCAGTCTCCGTGTCAAAGACTAAATATTTTTGATTATGTGGTAGCATCTTTATAAGACTCCCAACAGAACTCGTCTGAGCAGAAGTGATTTAAGTTTGGGTTTTGGAAGGTTGGAGTCCTACCTCCAGATCTATTACAAGCTGCTTTATACATTTGTAAAGCAGCAAAGTCATCTTTGTCACGATGAAGTATCGTCTTAACAGTTTGAGTCTTAACATCAAGACTGTCAATAATAGATTTAATTTGGAAATCAAAGGGGTGATTATTATCTTCGATAAAGTAAACCGGATCTAAGTCTTTAATATCTATGTGAGATAAGCCAAAATGAAATAAATTATTAAAGATATAAGAGTCGTAGAATGGGACGCACACTTTTAGATTCTTAAAATCAATTTTGTTATACTCAGATAAAATCAAAGAATTTCGGTCATTCAAAGAGGCGTTAGAATACATCCTTTTCAAATCTCGTATTCCTTCGTTGTTTTTCGCAAAAAGAGCTAGCTTGCTAGGTTTTTCGCTGTAGTCCCCCTCTGTATTAAGAACAGATATCTTTAATCCAAAAACAAATGGAACCTCCTCCTCTTGAAAGAGCTTGTTAAATACTCTAAACCCATAAAAAGTGTCTTCAAGTAAAACAACCTTTCCTAATTGGTCGGTTTTAGCTATATCCAATATTTTCTCTGCGGTGAGAATAGACTTACCTACACTAAACTGACTCTTAAAAAGAGGGATCATGCAGGAATTCTAAAGAAGATCACTCGTGTTGTCAAACGAAAAAGACGGGCAACCAGAATATTTTTTCTTCTCAATATGAGTCCCTACTCCTTCGTCGAGCATAACTTGTAAATTTTCTTTAACGTAAGACGACTTAATGAACTTGTCTTTTTCTCCAAGCAAATGGTAATACTCAAATGGAAACTTGAATGGACAGTGCCACATTAAATCTCCGTTCTTTTTTAATTGTCCTACGCGAGTAGCTCTGCCACAAACAATTTTACCAGCAAACCCTTCTTCCTTCGCTGGATACCCCTTATCCCAAGCAAGGCCACTAACCGCAGTATTGTGATTGAAATTATTGATTACCTGTTGAACATCAGTCAAAAAATATTCAAAACCTTCTAAGTCTAGTTCATCTAACGGCTCCATAGCCATAAGACCTTCCCCGTTCAAGTCGAACTTTAAGAATAAGAACTCCATGCGTCTCTTCAAGTATTCTGGATACAAGTATTTAACAGCAAGACAATACATGTAATCCTGCATGTTGTCTGTATACTCCTTACCTTCAAAGATACTTTTTGAGGTTTTGAAATCTCGGATTATAGCTGTTTTTTTTCTTTTAAATAAAAATAGTTTATCTATAAAGCCTAGTATCCGATAATCCTTATCGCCTTCATTTACAGAGATGTCGAAATCTTTCTCAGAGATAGCTTCTGTAGGCTTCCCCTCTGTGTCCCCAAAGAAATCAAAATTCAGACCCTCAACTGTCATCTTGTTGATTAGGTCCATATTCTCAAAGTCGTCTATCTCATACTTTTTAGCGTAAGCTTCTATCATCCTCTTAATCGGAGGACTAACATTTATATCTTGAGCTTTGATAATCGCTGTATAATGCTTCCTGTGTTTAGGATTACCTAAGTTCTCAAAAACAGCATGGCAGATTGTCCCACGCAAAGATCCATGATTAGATTTATCTGGTAAGCGCAGATGATACTTGGCCCAATATTGCCAAGTACAAGTTTGCATTGTTTTTATGCGAGAGGCTGAGAGAGGCTTATTTTTAGATTTCTCCATAATGGAAGTCGTATTTTTTTTCAAACTTCCGTAAATTGGAAGTGAATGTTTTATTGACCCCACGTTTATTCATCTCTTTAGCGAAATCAATAACGTTAGCCATCGATTCATTATGTTTAACTGAGTCGCAATATTCAACATATTTATCTATTTGACCTTTATCCATGTCTCCAAAATCATTCTCTGGAGGAGGGGAAAAGAATACTTTGTCAAAATCAATTTGATCGCAGAGTTTAAATATAGACTTTATTGAGCCTTCAAATCCCCTGTTCGAACCTGAATTAAAATCATTATTAAACGCAATGATAATTTTATCTAAAGGTAAACTATGAAGTTTAGAAATGAACTTTGGTGAAACGTTCAAGCCGAAAGAAACAAGTACATTCTTAATCCCAGCGTTAAATAAAGAAATGCAATCTCCAATAGATTCTACCACATATACGCAACGATGTTCTTCAATCGCATCAGCGACATCATTTATACTATAATAAGGATAAAACCAATCAGAACACCTCCCATTGTGTAGCCATTTGGGTCTAGGGTCATCTGTTACCTTACGACCTGAAAACCCGTGTATCTTACCATCAGAGCGCATAATAGGGAATATAACTCTCTGATACATTTTGCCAGACATAGCTAATCCACATTTAAATTTTTTAAGAGTATCTTCTGAGATCCCTCTGTTAAAATAAAAATCATAATGAGGCAATAGTCTATTTAAACAAGTATCTGGGTATGTTTTCTCCTCACTCAAAAGATGCTTTTTTCTGGCACGTTCATATATATTTACACCATCCGTCTTCAAATAAGAATTTAAAACATTCTTATCATTTGTATTAAGAGTTTTTTGGAGTAAGGCTTTAAAAGGAAGAAAAATAGAATCCTCTACATAGTCTTTCCAAACTCCAGTGTCTTTATAAATTTGAAGGGCCGTAGTATTACTCCCAGACCTGTAGACTGCGCTAGTTCTCCAATAAGAACCATGATCTTTGAGTTTATACCCTAAGTCCTCCAAAATAGATCTGTAATCAGTCATTGCGAAAGAACCATTGGAATATCGTCATTGCCCTCGTTGGTCTCTAGCGAAACATCAACGTTATTAACAGAGTTTACAATATCTTGAAGGTCTCCTCTTTCTTCGATTCTAAAATTTTGAATATTCAAGTTTATAAAGTTCTTTCGGTTAGAACCATCTGGCATCTCAACAGCATTGATAGCACGGAGAGCGTCTTTGCCTAAGTGTCGAGCCTTAAGGTTTACTAGCTTATGAGTACCGAATCGATCTCCATCTTGGTGAATTTCATCTGCAACCTTTGTCCTCAACAAAAACAAATGAGAGCAGAATTGAGTAATGCCATCAGAAAGTGAAACAACGCTTTCATCGTCAACAATAGAGTCTGCGTTACGGTTACTAGTAATTCCAAGTCTATTCGCTTGAACAGAAGTCATCATTGACACGCAAGGCTTCCCATCAAAACACAAGTCTCTGTGAATAGTCTGCTTGAACAAATGAACCATCGAGGCTACTTGCTGCCAACCTTCATTCTTACCAAGGTTATTGAAGTCTGTCTTAATGTAATCAAAACTAAAAATCATTCTGTTACCCCTGCCAACTTTAGAGTAGTAATACCTTTTTAGATAAGAGCACATCTCTTCCGCAGACATGCCAGCAACATTCACATAATAAAACTGCATATTGCCAGCCTTAATCTTATCCCAAGTTCTACGTACCCTCGCCACAACCTCTTCAACAGACCAGTCCTTATAGCTAGAAGTTCTCCACTTTCCACTTTGTAGGAGGTAAACGGGGATACCACTCATCGCAGAACATTGACGGAAAGTAAGCTCTTCTTCACTCATCTCCCCATTGTCAAAGTGTAAGACGGGGATGTTATATTTAGCTCCAGTTCTTGTAGTATAGTCCATGCAGAACTGAGTTTTTCCCACGCCAGAACGAGCTACAATAACAGAGATATTACCCTCAAGAAGAAGAGATCCGTAAATCTCGTTTATTCTTTCGTGTGGACCCATTAATCCAGATTCTTCAACAGGATTATTCCCTCTATCTTCCACTAAATCTTCCATCATGTCAAAAAGATTAACTGGTCCATCGTCAGAGAACTCAAACTCTTTGATATTTTTATTATAGATTTCGTCAGCTTTATCTATAATTTCTGAATATTTTATGTCAGGATCGACCTTTTTAACATAAGAGGCTACGTCCCTTGCGGAGCGATAAATCTCTCTACGCGCAGAGAACTTTTTCAATTCCTTTACCGAAGAAATAAATATATCTTCTGTTATCTTATGATAGACAAGGGAGCGAATATATTCTGGGAGATCAATACTATCTGGGAAACTGACCTTGAGCTGTTCTAACCTTGGTATGAGGATGGTGTCATCTATAGTCTCTGTGTTATTCAGAGCATTTCGGATGAGCTTGAAGATAGATAGATTTACAACAGAATCATCGCTAAAGAAATCTTTTTCATTTAAGAACACTGAAACTTCAGCCCACTTGTGAGGGTGCTGGAGAAGACCTTTCAAAACTGTCTTCTCTAAGTCTAAGCTAGCTATCATTCGCCCACCTCCTGCTGTTGGAATATTTCAACCAATTTAGTGAGAGCCATGTCAACACAAGCATTGTCTGTTTTACTGGAGAAGGTAGGATGGCCTGATTCATTTATGTAAAATAAAAAGAATCCTTTGTTTCCTCCACTAGGAGAACCAGTACAGTCGAACAATTTAGTAAGGATGCTTTGAGGTAAAGTATTTTCTGTTTTATCAAAAAGATTCATATTACGTCTAACTCGTTTAGTAGATCTTCATTCAGAGTATCTTTCTCTAGTATTCTTACAAGTCTAATTTTGTTAATATCGCAAAAATATTCCTTTTTCTCGTCTCTTTGCAATTGTGACAGAAAATTCTGCCTTGAGTTTGAGTGAAAAAATTTATTAAATTTGTAATGCTGGTTGCCATCAACTTCTATTGCAAGTTTTTTATTCGCGTTATAAAAGTCTATAGTCATTCTAGTTCCAAGAACAGGGAACTCTTCAAAAACTACATCTGAAATCCAGTGTGAGTATAAAAGGTCTTTTACTTTTTTTTGGATCTTACTCCGACACTTTTTATCCCAGTCAATTAAATATTTCGATGAGTTTTTTAGCTTCTGTTCACGACCAGTTGTCGTAAGAAAAATCATACAAAAATATTCTCAGCAATAAATAAGTGCATCCCCTTAGTGATTTCCTCACTGTTCTCTAAAAGGTCATACAGAGCTTTCATCCCCTGATACTTCTCTTGAACTTCGACTCCCCTATCAGCAAGATACTTGATAAGTTCAGCATCAATCTTAAACCAAGAAGCAGACTTCTCAATAAAGTTCCACATTAAAAGCATCTCAATGATCTCACGCTCAATCCAAATAGACTTACCATCAGATCGACCATGCTTGATTGGGTAACGAATACGCATACCAGTACTTTCATTCGTAGACTTCTGAATATGAACTTTCGCGTAATGACCTATAATAGAATTCTCTGGGCTTGGCCTTGCCTTTTGATCTTGTAGAATTAGATCAGATTGGTTTCTTCTTTCGAAGTTTATAATCCAGTCTGGATAGTGAAGAGCTGCATTGCCACCGCTAGAATTAGTTTGGTTGTTTGGATCACTAGGAGCATATTGATTAGTCTTTATAGTTGACCGAACCTGAGAGACCATAATACACATATGACCAAATTTACCCATTCCAAGACTAACTCGCTTTAAGAAATCTGAAGTAAGAGATGCACCTGCTGCAACTTTTGCTGCATCACTGGTAGTCTTCTCTAGATCAGATTTAGGAAGCAAGCCATCCATACTGTCGATGACAATGCAAAATTTTTCTCTATCTGGATTATTTCTTAGTAATTCTCTAAGACCATCAAAAACTGTGTCGTAAATGTGACACTCCCAAACAAGGCAAGTGCCTAAATCCCAGTCTTCTGGGTCAGTCACAAATTTCAATCCAGAACGCTTTTGGATGTCTGCTGATAAACGACCCTCCGCTTTGATATAAAGACCCTTGGTCTTCTCTACCGTCTCAAGCATATTCTTCATAACATGAAGAGCTTCATTTGTTTTACCACCCTCGTTACAACCAATGAAACGCTGGAGTCCAGCTCCAAGACCTCCACCCACAAACTGATCTAGAATTAGGGAGCCAGTCGAAACTATGTAAGGCTTTGCAGTCTCTTCATAGTTGTAGTGGAATTCTTTATTACTCTTAAAAAACTTCGACATAAATTGCGAAGTCCCAACTTTTTCTTTTGCACTTTTCTTACTCATCTAAAAAATCTCTCAGGGTTTTTCTTTTTTCGATCAATCTATCTTCTCCGAATTTGAGCTTGTGGTCAACCATTTTCTCGGAGTTTTTTGGCTTGTAGTAAAATTCCCTGTGTTTTTTATCTAAGTATACTAATCCCTCCTTGGTCAAGAAATATTTTATTGACCCATTAAACTTAAATGGAGGCTTGACCTTTAATAAAAAGTCAACGTCATTTTCAAAACGCTTAAACAGCTTTGTAGCTGCGATCATATCCAGTTTGTAATTAATAGAAGGCTGATCATTCAGCATCTTCCTTATAAACTGTTGCCTCTCTTTAAAGTAAGAAGGTTTTTTGGCTGTTTTTTTTTGATTTTTAAAACTAAACCCGCATTCACAAACTAGAGAACGAGCAGAGCATAAGGCAGAACATTTTGGACATTCTTTTTTACCCTTTGGCATAAATCAATCCTAACATGAATTAATATCGTTTGCAAGCATTTTTCTCACAAGACCAATAAAGTTTGTCTTAGGCTTCCAGCCCAAGTCCCTCCTAGCATCTGAAGAGTCTCCCCAAAGCACCTCTACTTCAGCAGGTCTATAGAATTCTGGGTTAATCTGCATCAAAATCCTACCTTCATGCACATACTGCTCATCTACACCCTTACCAACCCACTTGCACTTTTCTACAGCAAAGCCAGCAAAATTAAACGCTTGTTCTACAAATTCCCTAATAGTATGAGTTTCATTTGAAGAAAGGACGTACTCTCTAGGAGCTTCTTGATTCAACATTAACCAAACACCTTCTACAAAGTCTTCCGCATCACTCCAATCTCTTTTCGAATCAATATTCCCCAACTCAAGAGGTTTAAAATCATTTAAAATATACTCATTTTTAATGCGAGCCACATTCTTTGTTATCTTACGAGTGACGAACTCTTCTCCACGACGAGTACCTTCATGATTAAACAACCAACCTTGAATAGCGTAAAGGTCGTAAGAATCTCTCCATACTTTTACCATGTGCCTCGCACTAGCCTTAGAAACACCGTAGGGGCTTCTTGGGCGCAAAGGGTGAAGCTCTGACTGGGGAGAGTATAAAACGTCTCCAAACTCTTCTGAAGAGCCAGCATTGTAGTAGCGGCAATTAGGACAATGTTTCCTTATAGCCTCTAGTTGATAAAGAACAGCCATTGCGTTTGTCTCCATATGATTAACTGGCATCTTCCAACTCACACCAACAAAAGAATTAGCAGCGAAATTGATGAAGTAATCTGGCTTCTCCTCTTCTATCACTGCCTCTGTATTAGCCTGATCTGCAACGTCTAAGTCAATAAGCTTGAAGCGTGGATTATCTACCAGATGACTAATATTATCATGGTTTTTAACACTTAATCGTCGAACTCCAGCGACAATAGTATGTTCAGTATTCTTCAAAAGGTAGTCTGCCATAAAACTACCGTCTTGACCTGTGACTCCTGTGATTATTACTTTTTTCATTTTTTAATTCCAATTAACGGTTTTTTGAGGGGCGAGAATATACCCAGTATGATCTCCTTCAGATGGGTTCCAATCAACATCTAAATTTAAAAGCCCATGTTTCTCTGAAAAAATTTCGTAATTAAAGTCTTTCAATTTATTAAAGTCGAACCCCCCATCTTCTGGCCAAACCCAATGAGGGCAGTCTTTATAATCTTGAACATCTAAATCTCTAGGTTTTGCATGAATCTCGACATACATAATTGGCCTTGCCATTCTAAAGATATTTGTGAAGGAATTTAAAACCAAAGACTCCATGCCTTCAATGTCAATTTTCATAAAAGTTGGACGCTCTAAATTCTTTTCATTTATAAAATCATTAATATCAACATACGTAATCTGTTGTTCTGCATCCTGTTCTTCTGTTCTGCAATCTCTAAACTTAGTCTCGCAGGAATATGCCCTATCAAGAAGAGCTACATCGAAATATTGAACATTACCAAACTGAGAAGTATTATTTTTTAAATCTTCAAAGTTTTTAAGGCAGGGTTCGAATGCATATATTTTTTTAGGGGATGTTGCATTATTAAAAAAAGTAATCGTTTCTCCAATATGCGCTCCAATGTCATACACGACAGAAGAATCATTAATAAAGTTTAAATAAGCTAATTTTTCTATATTTCTAAAATTCATTTTTAACTTAAGGGTAAATAAAGTTAATAATATCTTTATGAGTCATGCTTTCCTTCGGCTCTAAAGTAGTATTTAAAAGTTCAGGGTTTATCCACCAATCTTCAAAAGGTTTTCCTATATGTTCGCTATGAGCCAAAGTAACGTCTTTGAATAAAACTTTGTAACCGAATAATTCCAATAAATCTCTAGACTCTTGAACGCAATTTTCTGTTTCTGGATTATGCAAATCCCAAGTGTGTTCGAACGTCATGCACTTAAATGAGAAACCAGATTCTAGCAAATTCTTCAAGCATTTTAAAGAGGCTCCATCAACATCCATAGAAATATAATCAATAACTTTAGGGCATCCGTTCCGCTTTAAGATTTTAATAAACTCTCCAGAACTCACATCAATACAGAAACTTTGATTTAACCTTTGCTTCTTGCATTGCTCCGCAAAATTTTCATCTATATCAAAAAGCATTCCTGACCAACCAGATAGCTCTAATAGTTTAGTATTATTCTCTTCGACAGGAGTTCTACAACCAATGTCTAGAAAAAATCCATGTTCGCCAATTATCTTCTTGGCAAACAAGTCTTGTTGTTCTTTGCTATATGTCCTTTCGAGTATTGTCTTTTGTAAATACTCTGATACAGGTACATTAATATTAGAAATATAATCAGACTCTATTGAAATTTGATTTTTATTTCTAGGAGTCCAATTTTCAGAAGTGGAAGAATTTGGATAAAATTTGGTAGAGTAAAAAACTAAGCTTGGGTGAGAAAAAGCAGAAGCTGCCCAAACCATCCCAGTATCTGCACTAACTAAAGCCTTACTCCCCAACATCTTTATAAGAGACTCATAATAAGTCCCACTAAATTTTTCAACACCGCTTATACACGGATCATCTGAGCCACCTAATTGAATTAATTCTAAGTCATTCGAATTACAAAAGCCCTTGACTTCTTCAATCATTCCTTCAGTCAAATTTTTAGCTCTGCCAAAGCTTGTATATGGAGAAATGCAAATGTAGTTCCCTTGCTCGACCTTTGGGTGGTTTAATTTAAAATCTTGTAATTCTTTAGGAGGTCTTGGCAAACCGTGCATTAAGCAAAACTCTTCAGTCTGATGCCAGTAATTATACCAATCTGGTATAACGTGTTTTGGCATTGGATTAAAGAATTTAACGTCCCCGTATTTCAACTTCAGCCCTTCTATTTTTAACTTATCATTTTCAGTGGGCCAATCATCATAACCATCCCAAATTACAACTTCATCAATATCTTCACTGAGATTAAAAGCCTCTGCGACATCTTTGTATTTTTTGTTTATTCCATAAAGAAGTCTACAGCTAGGATCAAGAGATTTTACAACTCTTGCCGCAGTCAAACAAATAAAAAGGTCTCCATATTGGCCTTGATGAAATCCAATATAAGTATTCATATATTAACAAAGAAATGAGGTGGAATGTTTTTAAATTTATCTTCAGATTTAGGCCAGACCATTTTTGAATGCGACCACTCTTTGTTAATCAAAGTAAAGACAACTTGTACAAAAGCCTCTTTGTGAATCCTTACATCTTTAACTTCAAAAGCCATTTGTTCTAAGAATACTTTAAAGTTTTCAGGAGGATAAATTAAACTTGGATAAATTGTATTGTGAGTTATTGAAGAGTGAGGAATTGTTAAATATAGTAAGCCATCTTGTTTGAGAATCTTTTTGATTTCGTAAAGAAGATTGTAGGGGTTTTGAACATGTTCGATGACCTCAAGGCATGTGGCTACATCAACTTGTTTTTCATTCTTTAGGAAAGAATCTGAGAACTTTTGGTCTAAGTCTACCATTGTATAATCACAATAACTCGTGGCTGCTTCAGAGTCATATCCATCAAAACCAAAAAACTTGTTTTTGTCAGAATCTAATCTTTTGAATAAACATCCATAACCACACCCAAAATCTCCAATCCTTTGATTTTTGATCTTTTCCAACTCAAAATCTTTTACGAAAAAATCTAATCTAGCACCATGATCACGTTCATAGTTTTCTTCTGGTTGCCTATCGAAAAAATCACAAAAATTATTGTCCTTCATATCTTAAAAGTCCTTTCTATCGAATTATTATAAGGAAATATCGAAGAAATTCTATTCTCTAAAATATTTTTTAACCCAATTGCGAAATATTGAGGATCAGAGTAAAGAGGTAAACCCCTCTCTTGGAATGGTAACCACCTCGCTTTAATCATCGGATTAGTTACTCCCACTTGTGAATAGTAGTCAGCAGTTTCTATTGTAGGAACTCCATTGGCATAAGCCATATACTTAAAACCAGAATCAATGGTTACAAAAACTTTAGCCCCCATTACGGTAATACATGCCTCCTCAATACTAGAGCAAACTATTTTAACTTTATCCAAAACATCAGAGTAACGTTCTTTTTCTTTCTCTGTGCAAATCGCGACTAGCTTATTGCCAGTATCATAAAGAGAGTTGACCAGTTTGGTGATATAATCCTTCTTAAGATTTTTTGGCTCCCATAAATTATGAGTCAAGTGCAAACAAACATAATCTCCTTTTGGGGCTGTGATCTCTGGTTTTGGGAAGTAATAGAATCTACTCAACCAATCAAAATCATAAGTCGTCCATTCCATTTTGTCGATATGGAGATCATAAAAGAAATCATAATCACTCTTATCAACCTCCCCCAAAAAACAATATCTGTCAGACATGCTTGGATAAAACCTCTCTAAAACATCTAGTTGGTAAGTCTCTCCTCTATTATTATCAAAAGCGAAAGTAATATGACAATCAGAGTTATGTTCTCTGATAGCAGGAATAAATCTATTAGACAAAAGACAATCTCCTAACCCGCCCTCTACCCTAACAAGGACTTTAGATTGTGTCATAGAGGTCATTTTGTTTTTCTTGCTTCTGAATGTCCTTAACATGAAGGATGCAAAAATGCTCAATAGGATCACTAGATAATTTAGCTTGATTATTTGCTCCAGCTAAAACCTCATGAACTTTATTCTGCCACTTAACATGACCTTTGGTAGAAACAAAGCGAGATTGAAAATCAGGGAATCCCTCCCAACCCATTTCGTTTATGGTCCAGTTATATTTTTTGATGTGTTCTCCTGTCGCCCCGCGAACGATATTAATCCTTGGAATCCAAAGCAGATCAATACCTCCTTTTTGAACAACTGACCTTAATGCATTTAATAAAGACGGTGGTATTTGTTCATCAGCGTCAATCTGCATCAAGTAGTCTTTTGTAGATAACTCAAATAATGTATTCTTAAACTCAGAAAAATCTTTATTAAAATCAAAGTAGTTTACCTTCAATCCGCAAAGTTCGCAGAACTCTTCAATCTCTTTAGTTACTTTGTTCTTATCTGCCAAGATGACAATCTCTTCGTCTGGTAAAACATATGGCTCAAGTGAATTAATTAATCTTTTAAATTCGAAAAGCTCGTCTGCTACCGTTATCCCGTAAGTGATCATAAAAAAACTCCTTCTAGGTAAGCACAACCTAGAAGGAGCGATATAAGTCACTTCAAAGCTTTACTTAACTTCAATCATTATATCTTTTTTCTCCTCTTTTTCTAGAGGTATTTTGACTCTCAGTAGGCCATTCTTGTATTCTGCCTGAATGGAGTCCTTATCAACGTTCTGGTGCAAGGTAAAGTGCTTCTTGACAGATCGTCGAGATATTTTTCTATGGTAGAATTCAGCATCATCATCTTTTTGTTGAGATCCCGCCTCAATCTTTAAGGTTTGGCCAGATACAGATACAGAAATATCTTCCTGATCTAATCCAACTAATGCAAACTCAAGAATAAAATTATCATCCTTGTCCTTGTAAGCATCGTAAGGCTCTGAGCCTGAATACAATGGAGTATTAGCTTCATTAGCTAACAACTGCATACGCTTAAAGATATCTCCCTCGAAAACCAAGGGAGCCAACATTTTATTTATCATCATTGTCATACTACTATTTTTAGTTAGTTTTTGTTTTTCTAGCCCCGTTTTGGGTGCTGGAAATTCTCAGACAATAGAGGTATACTAAATCAATCCTCGTCGAATTGTGCTTCGTCAATACGATCTAGTATAAATGCTATTGTTTCGTCGAGTTCTACCTCGTCTGTAAAATTAATTTCTGGTTCGGTCATAGTGCATGTATATANACA